TGACCATAAACATTACCTTCTTTTGAATTAGGGTTTAAATATATAGGCCAGTCATCGCCACTAAGATTCATAGTTGTAGATATTTCACAGCTAAATCTATCTTTGTGTCTTTTAAGAACATCTCCTTTTTTGTATATTCGTGCATAAGAGTATGCGGGATATAGTTTTAAACCTGTTGCTTTTTCCATGACAGGTTGACATTTAAGTAATAAAGTTTCCATGGCAATGTTTGAATACTGATGATAAGTATTAGGCACCTGTCCCTCTTGATCTTCGTACTGACCTATAATAGTTTCAAAAGGAGATATATATTTAGATTCTACACAAGTATCATAAACTTGTTTTTGCATACTAAAATAGTTTGCAACAAAAGATGCTAATTCTTTTGATATGGCTTGACGAATAATTGTATATTTATTTTTTTTAAAAGACATCTAGTTAATCCTTTCTAATTTAAATTGATTGTTTAAAGCTATTTGATTTAAAGCTTTTGTTGTACCATATTGAAAAGTTATTAAAGGCATGTAAAGTTTATCTTTACCAGCTATATTATTATAATCACAATCTTTAGGCACTTTTATTTTACACATATTTAAATTCCATGATATACTAGGGTGACATAAAAAATAAATTGGTTCAGCACAAAACCAAGTTAATCTAGCATTTTTATTTACATGATTATTTAATAGTTCATAAATAAATTTATAAATCCTAACATTATTAACATCTTTATATACATCATTAGGAGCATCATCAAAAAATATACTATCAAATTTACCTAAATTTTTTAATTCTTTTTGCCAATATCCTTTTACAATATTTACTTTATGTTTTTGTTTTTTACTCCAAGATTTTAAATCTTCTATTACTGCGGGTTCAATTATTGTATGTGATTTTATATTATACTTTTGTATCTCAGATGAAGAGTAACCTAAACCAAAACCTATTTCTAATACATTTCCTTTAGGTTTTAAATTTTCAACAAGTTTTTTCATGTATGGTTTTTCCCATTCCATCATTACTTGAAAAGGTTTTCCGTCAAAAGAAGAATCTAAAAGAAGTTCTTTATTGTTTTTATCTTTTATTTTATTTAACTGCATTTAAAAATAATTAAAGTTAATATTTATTCTTGCTTTAACGTTTGTAGTCGATGTGCTAGAGTGTGGTTTAAAAGAATCAAAAAACAACATTCTATTTTCTACAGATTTAATTTTTTCTCCATTATTTAAAACAGTAGCACCATCACAACTATTTACAGAAAACAAGCAAGCCTTGTGTTTCCACGGAAAATCTTTATGCGGAGAATGAGTTTCAATTTTATTTGTTCTAGCATACAAGTTACCTTTAACTCTTATTAAAGATTTAATTTTAAGTTTTTCTAATATGGGTTTTACTATGTAAAAACATTTTGAAGATCCAATACCTTCAGCTTGATCATAAAACCAATGTTCAAAATAACAATTTAAAGATTTATTAGATTGATTAAAATTTAATTTAGACGTGTAGTACCATGGTATTTCTCTACTAAACATAAGTTTTTTTAATTCTTTGAAAACTTTATCCTCTAAAAAGTTGTCCATTATTTTATACATCTTGTCTTGCCATATTTTTTGGGACTGCTTGTAAATTCCAATGTATAAATCTAAAAGGCTCCAAACCAAAATCAATTGCATATCCGTGTTCTAAAAAACCAGGAAATATCATTAAGGTTCCTGGTTCAGGTAACAAATGAAATTGTTCATGACCTCCTTGTATAACTTCAGCAGTCGGTTTCATTTTTAATTTTGTAGCACGTGCACCGGCTCTTGGTTCATAAAAAATTGGATGTGAAGTTTTATCGCTACATTTTAAAAAATAAAAACCCGATACGTGTTGATTAGCGTGAACATGTGACGCGTGATTTCCACCACCTTTTTTAGCAAACTCTTGCACCCACATTTCAGTAAACATGGTTGTATATTGTGCCATGTCATAACCTTGTTGATCTAAATACTCCCAAGATTTTTTGCCTATATAATCTCTAAAATCTCTAAAATCATTATCGTTTACTAATGAATGTGAATGATAACTTTTTCCAAAATCACCATATTTTTTTATATATTTTTTTTTTAATGTTTTTGCTTCTTTAATATGTTTATCAGAAGCTTTGTTTAATGATTTTATATATTCTGGTTTTTCTTCAGACCAAATTGTAGTTTTAAAATAATCTATTGAATGCATGTTATTTATATGGATTTCCACAATGCCAACTTACTAGTGAATATCGCACTCCTTTCTTTATTGGTTTTACTCTATGCCAAACAAAACTAGGAAATACAATGATAGATCCTTTTGGTAATATTTCTTTGCATTGCACTCTATGTTGAGACTCGTCTCTTAAATGAGGTTCGTAATTTCTAAAATCAAATTCCAACTCTCCACCTTCATACTCGGAGCCATCTGTTAATTGACAAGTCATAGATAATTTTCTAATTTTACCATGCTCTGGACTATTAGTATCTTTACGTTCATAAGGTTTATTCCAACTATCACAATGCCAATTATAAAAATGATTTAATTTATATTTTGTAAATTGACAATGTTCACTATTATTCCATTCAAAATTCCAACCTGCATTTTTATTTGCTATGTGTACGTATGGTTGAATTTCTTTATATATCCAAGCTTCGTTTAACCATACTAAATCTGACTTTCGTATTTTTTGTAAATTGTTAAAATCTTGCTTAGTTAAATTTTCTTTATTTTCAAAATTGCCAGTCATAGCCATAACTTCTTTTTGTTTATTAGCATAAGCTATTAAATCATCACAAAATTTAGGTGTAAGTGCACTGGTAAAATACCAGTAATAATTTTGTAAGTTCATATTACTTTAAACCACCCTGTTACAATATACTTTTCTTGTTTTTTAGATATCACCCCTCTATGCGGATGAGTAAAATAAGCAGGCCATAAAATTAAATCACCTTTTTTACATTCTAATTCTATGTCTTGATAGGGAAAATAAGTTCCTCCTTTTTTAACATTATTACAATATAACATATAAACCAATTCTCTTTGAACAGTAGCAAGGTTTCCTTTTTCATAATGAGTATTAAAATAACCACCTCCTTTTTTATAGTGTTGAATTAAATGAGTAGGTTCAGTTCTTAAAGAAGTAGTAAGTTGATATTTAATCATGTACTCTCTAAGATAGTTACTTAAATATTTAAAAAATTTTAAAATATTTTTATCTGTTGATTCGTTAAAAAATAAAACATCTGTAGAATCTTTTACTTCTTTATCAACTTGTCCATTTCCAGACATTCCAATTCTTTTATACTCTTTATTGTTTTTATGATATTTAATAAAAAAATCACATAAATTAAAAGGCATTTTATATTTTTCTATAAAATTACGTTTGATCATAAGTTATTGTTTGTACAAAGTTCAAACTACGTTTTTGATTATTAGTTATGTAGTACATATTAGTTGATGGAAACATAATAAATTTATTATTTTCTAAAGGTATATTCCAAGTATTTCCTTTTTTTCTATTATTATCATAATGAATAGTAACGTTACATTCTTCAATAAGAACTCCATAAAGTAATACAAAGTCAGGTGAGTTTTGTAAGTCGACTGGATTAATATGTAATAAAGGAATTGTTGTTTCTGTAGGTTTATAAATATTTCCCCAAGTTTCTTTATTTTGTAAATCTAATTTATGTCGTAAACGAATATGTTCAATTATATACTTGTTTAATTTACTCCAAGTTCTAGAAAATAAAAACTCAGAATTTCTAATATTTGATTGTAAAATATAATTGCTTAATTCATTTCGATCAATTTCCCAATCTTTAGGCATGGTAACATCACCATAATAAATTGCTTGCTCACTTAATACTTTCTTTTGCATACCACATACCTTTATATATTAGGCGTTTGCGTCTGTCAAATCCCAACTTTGTGCTGACTCATTCCAAACATAAACCCAATAATTAGAGGCTGGTGTAACTGTTCCATCTCCTGCAACTGTGTCTGTGCTTTGAGTTTTTTGTGTATCTGTTAAAGCAGGTGCATCTCCAATTGGAGATTTCCATCTAGCATTAGTTGTATCTTTTACCCAAGAAGCAAAAGGTTTAGGAGGCCAAAATATATTGTTTGTTGAATCCCATTCATAACCAGTTAATGGATAATTTCCTCTAAATGGAGTTCCACTTAATTTGTGTGTATTTTCAAAAGTATTATAAGAACACTTAATCCATTTTTCTGCAGGCCAGTCATGTAGTGTTTGTAAAAATTGTTGACCTACTGATTCTGTTTCAACACCTTCTGAGTTTTGAGTATCGCTGTCAGCTACAACATGAACTGTTAAAACTTCGTTGCTATCTGATATTTTTGCAAAATGTGCCATAATTTTCCTATTGAAATTTGTACCTTATAATAACCACACCTGAACCACCACTACCACCACTACTACCACTTTGTCCTCTTGATCCACCTCCACCACCAGTATTAGCTGTTCCGTTTCCACCATTAATCGCTCCACCTCCTCCAGGTCCAGCAGGTGCAGCAGGCATACCTCCAGCTCCGCCGCCACCTCTAGTTACAGATGATGCTGTAATTGAAGAAGCTGTTCCGTTTCCTCCACCAGATCCAGTTGAGTTTCCAGTAAATCCAAAACCAGCTTGTTGAGCACCACCACCGCCAGTTCCAAAATTTGAGTTTGCATTTGCTTGAGGAGGAGATCCAGGAAATACACCACCAGGATTACCTTGACTTGGACTAACAGGAGGATCATTTCCAAGTCCGTGAGCACTTGTGCCACCAGGTCCAACTTTATTGAGGCCTCCACCAGATCCACCCGGTTGACCATTTCCAATTCCATTTGGTTGACTTCCACCCTCACCACCACGTGTAGATGTTATATCACTAAAAACTGAATTCGCTGCAGAACCACCTACAGTAATTGAATAACCTTGAACAGAAACAGGTCTTCCTGAACCTGCATTTAAAGGACTAGCTGAATAACAATCAGAAGAAGCTACACCTTCTCTATATCCTCCAGCTCCCCCACCTCCTCCTTTACCATTTCCTGCTCCAACTCCACCACCAGCGATTACCATGTAAGAAACTGTAGTTGAACCTCCAGGTTTACCTGCATTTGATACACAAAAAGTACCATCACTATTAAATGTGTGAATTTTAAAATTACCTGAAGTTGTTATTGTACCACCTGTTGCAGCAATAAAAGGACTAGCACCTGCACCACCAGATCCAAATCCTAAAATTTGATAACCAAAAGATTTTGCTTTTATTTTTGATGAGTTTTTAGTGCTCTTACTAGAGGTAAGTTTATTTTCTATTTCTCTCATATTCTATTTCCTTACGCGTCGTTCGCAGCATCAGTAGTGAAGAATAATTTAATACCTAATAATTTTGCATCAGCTGTTAAACTATCTGCTGATACATCTCTTGATACTTCGAAGAAAACATATTCATCTGTGCTAGGTGATCCTGCAATTGTAACTGCTCCGCTTTCTGCTGTAACTGCTAAGTCATTTGCTGTTCCACTCATTGCTTTTGCTGTAGGTAGAACTGCAGTACCAAATGCAGTGTTAAGACTTCCATCATCAGCTAACGCTACACCTGCTAAAGACCATGCTGTAGTTCCTGTGTTTGTTGAGTTAGCCGTAAAAAATGCTTGAAAAGTTACTGTGCCTTCATTCCATGATTTAGGAAAAGCAACAGCAAATTGTGCAAACTCGTCTGAGTCTTTGTCAAAGTCCAAAGATTTTAATTCTGGACCATTACTTAATTCTGTTTGTTCTAAATCTGCACAACCATTTGTAGAATTAGGATACATTGCAGAAGCTGGAACCCAAATAGTTTCTTTACCTGCAATTTTAATTGCTCCAGTTGCATCTGCAGCATCCACTGCTTTAGCAACTCCAGTTCCGTTAGGAGAAATAGTTATATCTCCATTAGCAGCATCTGTAATTGTAATAGTTCCTGAATCAGTTCCACTGTTTGTGCTTAAAATAAGATCGGCAGCTCCACCTGTTGTTACTGTAAGTGTTCCTGCACCATTTGAAGTTAAAACAGCTGCTGCTCCAGCATCTCCAACTTTTGTAGTATCAGCTGAAAGAACAACATCTCCTGTACCATTCGGAGCAATTGTAATATCATTGTTAGCTGCATCTGTAATTGTAATAGTACCTGAATCAGTTCCACTGTTTGTACTTAAAACTAAATCTGTAGCACCACCAGTAGTTACTGTAAGCGCTCCTGCTCCATTTGAAGTTAATGTAGCAGCTGCTCCAGAATCTCCAACTTTTACAGTATCACCAGCAAGAACTACATCTCCAGTTCCTTTTGGTGTAATGTTTATATCAATGTTACTATCACCACCTGTAGATGATAAAGTTGGTCCTGCGCTAGTTGCAGCATTTGCAATTGTAAATTCGTTTACTGCAGAACTTGTTGCAGTTAATAAGGCTAATTCATTTCCGTTAGTATCTAAAATAGAAGTTCCTATTTTAGGACTAGTTAAAGTTTTGTTTGTTAAAGTTTGTGTTCCAGTTAATGTAACATCTCCAGCTGGTAAAGTATCAATGTCTGGATTAGTTCCATCATTTGCAGTAGCAAATACAAGAGCATCACCTTTATCACCTGCTGCAAAAGTAAATGAGTCACCACTTCCTGATACATATTTAAATTGTACTGTATATGAACCTGAAGTTGAGTTTCTTAAAAAATAAAATGTTTGAACATCTAGAGGTATAGTTACGATTTGATTTCCTGTAATTGTTCCTGTGAACTCAATCATTCTATGAGATAGAGTTGCTCCTGTTGATCCATCAGAAACTGATAGAGTTGTAGTTTGTGCACTACCAGCAATTGATTGTGTAGTATATCCACCAGAAATTTGTTCTATAATTTGTAAATTAGTATTAGTTTTCGTCCCCCATGTACCGGCATTTTCACCAGTTGCTTGAAGTTCTACCCCTAAAGGTGTGTATGTTGATGCCATAAATTTTATCTCCTATGCAGCGTCAGTATAACTTGTATTTGATCCACTTGCAACATCTGAATATGTATCATTTGATCCAGTAGAAACATTACTGTATGAAGTGTTGCTTCCAGTTGAAACATCAGAATACGTATCATTTGATCCTGTTGCAACACTTGTATACGATGTATTTGATCCTGTGTCAATATTTGCGTAAGATTCTATTCCAAGTAAACCTACGCTAGCAGTAATTGTATCTGTTAATAAACCTTGAGTTATATCAGCTAAAGTTATTGATCCTATACTTACTGTTGATGATATTCCAGTTAAAGGAACTCCTATACCAACAGTAAGAGATCCTACTGAAACAGTTGCAGATACACCTGTTGGATTTATTAATTCAATTGCTCCTGTCGTAATACTTCCAAGAGAAATTGTTGAAGAAACTCCTGTAATTTCACTTGGACCAAATTCTAATCCTAAAGTTCCTAAACTAGCTGTTGAAGCTATACCTGATATTGGCTCAGTGCTTACACCAAAAGTTAATCCTAAAGTTCCCAAACTTACTGTTGAAGTTTGTCCACTAACTGCAACTGTTGGACTAATTACAAAACTAACACTTCCAACATTTGTTGTTGCTGCTTGACCAGATAACTCATATACAAATTCTAATGTAGAAGTTCCTAAACTTGCAGTTGCTTCTCTTCCAACTAAAGGAATAACTTGATTTGTAGATTCACCCCAAGAAAGATCTCCCCATTCATCTCTACCCCAACCAACTAAAGTTCCAACATAAGACATTGTTGGTGTTGCAAAAGTTGATTCTACACCCGTAAGCGGAACTCCTATTTCACCAAAAGCATTTGGACTTCCAACACTAGAAGTCATTGAGTGATTAGCACCTATCATTTCTAATAGGTATGTAACACCCATAGTTATAGATCCTGGAGAAGCAGTTGCTTCTAAACCTGAAATAGATACAGTTTCATCTCTGCCTTCACCCCAGTCAGCAGTGTTCCAAGATAGTCTTCCCCAACCAGTTTGATTAGATTCTTCTGTTGTACCTAAAGAGGCTGTAAGACCAAAACCTTCAACTGAAATAACTGGATCAAAACTTTCGCCCCACGGCTCACTGCTCCAACCATCTCTTCCCCAACCTTGTGCTGAATATGCAACCGCATCTCCTATAGAAAAACTTGCAGATACTCCTGTTGGAAAAACTATTTCATCATTGATTTGACCCCAAGATCCATTATTCCAATCTTCAGCACCAAAACCTGTAGTTACAAGTGTAGATCCACCCCATTGAGATTGATCCCAAGTGAGTCTGCCCCATCCTGAAGTTACGTCGGGCACGATGACCCTCCTATGCTATACGGATTATTGCGTTACTTGCGTCTGCTGTTGGAAATTGAATTGTGAAAGTTCCAGAAGAAACTGTTTTATCACCACCAAAAGCAATGACAGCAACAGCTTTGTCAGATTGTGAATCATTATATATCAACGCACCATTTGCTGTAAAAGATGCAGAAGTATAACTTACGTCTGCAAAATCACAAATTGCAGTTGTTCCAGAAGTAGTTGGTGTAACACTTGTTAGCGTTGCTCCACCTGCAGTGTATGCAGTTCCTGAAGAGTTTGTAATTTCGTTTGATGTTCCGTAAGCTGTAGTCGAAGCACCTAAAGATGCATCACTTGTAAATAAAGCTATTTTAAAAGTGTTACCACTTGTTGCTGTAAAGTTGTGTGTTCCAACTAAAATTTCTTGTTTAAAACTTGTACAAATTGCTGATGTTATTGCCATAATTTACTCCTACGGGTTTGCTGAGTTTACTGGTATACGAACAGCGCCATCAGTGTAGTCATCTCTTCGTCTTCTACCAACTTGCTCGTTAGCAAACTTCTGTACCTCTTGTTTATATTTATTCTCATATAAAGTCAACATATCTATTGGACCTTTTAAAAAACCATATGTTTCTGATAGACAACAATATAAAAGCCCATTTGGAAAATTAAGACTAATATAATTACTCGTATTATCTGAAGCTAAAGTAGCTGGCATTTTATTAAAATGCACTCTAAATTTGTATGTTGCATCAGGAACCGGGGCTACAAATATACGTCCAGAGTTAGTGTCACCATCTCCTGTTGCTCCACCAAACATAGCATAGTATTTAGGCTGTCCTCTTTTTGCCGAAGCTGTTGAAGAAACATACTCTTGTAGGTAAGTTACGTCTTTTTTTTCTAACCAAATATTAGGACCTGTAGTAGCAGAGGTTGAGTCGTAAACTTGAATTCCTCTAATAAATAATGCTCCTCCAGGAGAATTAATTGATTCTTGTCCTACAACCAAATTACCGGTTTGTTGAACTCTGTCTGCATCAATTGGAACATCTCTCATTATCCTATATTGAGAATTAAGAATAATGTTTTCTAAAATATCTGTTGTCAAAACATTAGAATCTGTTTCTGTATAGTTTCTAATTTGTGTAACTAGTCCGCTGTAACTTATTCCCGCCATTACTTAATATCTCCTTTGTGTTTTAAACGTATCTTTTTTTGTTTTGCTGTTTCTTCACGTTCAACTTCATCATACATTACAAGATGCGGTTCTTTTTTTTCTGGGTTAAATATATTTTTAATCCAATTTAAAAAATTTTTAATCATGCTTCTATAGTTACAGGTCCTATTGAACAACCGTAACCTCCTCCTTTTATATTACCACTTGTAGCAGTATTTGTGTCAACTGTAAAAAAGAAAAAATTATTTGTTAAATAATCATTCGATGCATCTCTTGCACCACTTTTATATTTTCCAGTTCTTATTGTATAACCTGCAGATTTAGCAATATTAGATCCTGCTATGCCATCAAAACTTGCTGGATTAGAATATGTAAATGCGCTTCCTGCAGAAGTAGTTGGTGGTCCTCTAAATCTATAAGTAGTATTATCTGTCAATCCATGTCCAGGTGAAAATACATTTATAATTCCAGAACTTGCAGCGTATGTTTCAAAACCATTTTCAGGTATTCTTACAGTTGTTGCTGGTTCTGTTCTATCAGGTCTTACATTATTTAATGCAACTCCATCTCCACTAATTGGTTTTGGTTCTAACTGTGGTTGTTTAGGTTCGTATTCTGAAACATGAACAAACGCACCATTCCATTCTCTAACCATTTCTCTGTACGGAAATTCCATACCTGATCTATCTGATATTGCTCGTGCGTATTTACCTGTTGCGTATTTAGACATTATGATCCTGGGTAATAAGCTTTAGGTGTAATGTATGTGCTTGAAGCTGATCCATCTTCTGCTAAAGCTCTAGCTAATTCATCTTCATAATATAATTTCATTTGCTGAACTAACTGTGGTTGATATTTTTGTGCTAAATAAAAAGCTAATCCTGAAGTCATACAAGGAACAAATCTAAAAGGTATGTCTGTTGCATTTGTATAATCTCCAATGTCTTGAATTCTTTTTATATAATAAAAATGCATATCTTTAGATGCATTTGTAGAATCTGGTGTTGGGTAAATACTAATACTTACATAATCAATAAATCTTTGAACCCAATATTGATTAGGTGTACCTTTAGAAAGTTTATTTGAAAAACCTGCATAAGTTGATCTATCAACTTTTGTCATTGGTGAATCTGATTGTGTAGTTTGAGTTCTATTAGATCTTAACTGTGCTTCAAGAACATCGGACATTCCATAAATTCCAGAGGGTGTTGATGTAGCACTTGTGCCATCACCACTTGCTCTATAAAATTTATATTCAGCTTGTCCTTCAATTAAATCAAGATTAGCTTCTGCTATTTCCCAATAGTGAATACCTCTATTACCCCATTCTTGAAATAAAATATTAAGAGATCTTCTAGCTGATTTCATTTGATAACCAGCTACAGAATTTAATCCGATACGCTCGTATGCTTCTTCTATAATTTCATCAATAGAAAAAGTTTTGTCGAACGTTGTAGTTCCCGAAGTAGTATTAGCCATTTAAACTCCTACTCGTATTCTTTTATCCACTCGCAAACAACTGTTCCTGTATCTCCCGCTGCGCAAGCTGGTAAAACTATATTTACATCTCCAGTGAAATTTGTTGCCTCAGTATTTTTTAGACCGCCAAAATCAGAATAGTCGTATGACATTTCACCATTTAGTGTTTGAAATACTACATCTGTATCAGCATCCCATTGCATACGTAAAGCATCTGCAGGTGCAGTTACTGAAACGTTACAACTAACTTTGTTTAATCTTACAGTTAGGCAACTTTTACCTGCTGGGCTTTTTGCTAATCCAGAAACGTCAACTATTTTAGTTGTGCTTCCTGAGTTATCAGAAACTACATTGTAGTGAGTGATAAGTTTTTTTGATCCATCAAATACTGTTGTATTTAATACTGTGTCCGCCATGTTTTTTCCTCCTTTTAAAGAGCGCCTGCATTACCAGACGCTCCGAGTTAATTTATTTATTAAGACGCAAATACAAATGCACCAGTAGTTTGAGTAGTTTCTCTAGCTAATGATGTTGCAATGTGCCATGTACCTTTTTCATAACAAATGAAAGCTATTTGTCCAGCTGTTGTTAAAAGGTTTGTTGCTGCGTTAGCAGGTGTGAAAGTTAATAAAGTTTCACCAGATGCTGAAGTATCAAAAGTTACTTCTGATGAACCTCTTGATTCAATTACTGAACCAGTTGCATATGCATCTGAACCAGCACAATCAAAAGATAGAGTTGCAGTTCCGCCAGTAGTGTCTTTAGACTGACAGTAAACAACAACAGTTCCTTGTGTTGCTGCAGGTAAAGTTGCAGCACATGCTGCTGCACCTGTGTAGTTTATTACAGAAATAGTATCAGCCGCTAAAGTTAGCGTAGATGCTGTTGCTACATCTGAGATAGATAAACCAGTTAAGTCAGGCATACCTGAACTCATTCTAGTTGTTACTGCTCCCGTAGTTGCGTTTTTAGTTGCAACTTGGAAACCTTTTTCCGAACGTACCGGTCCGTTAAACGTTGTTGAAGCCATAATTATATCCTCCTAGTTTTCTGAACATAGTCTCTAGGCCGTCCACTATACGGGTCTATGTTCTAATTAATTGTATAGTAATTAATTTATATACTAGATTTTAGTAGAGTGCAAGAGAGCTTGTAGTGCGGAGTGAATTTTCCAACGATGTAGCTTTTTATTAAGTAGCTACAGAAACTTGCGGAGCAGCGCCTTCAACGCTATTTTGCCTGTGGGCAATTTTAGCTTCTTCAAGCTTGATCTCAGTGATGACTTCTCTAACTTTGTCATCAATTCTGACCATTTCAAGAGTGTACCTATCATTAGACAGATGCTCCTGTTCCCACTTCAACTCCAAGGACCTTTTTCGTTTGTATAGGTCTTGTATCATCAACAACCTCCTCATAGGTTATTCTATTAACCTTGTTATCATAAGATATTCCAAGGTTTTCCCAGTTTATACTCTTTTCTCCCAGTTTGTCAAGGATTGCATTTTCAAGAGAAATAGCATTGTCTTCTGCTGAAACACTAAATTTCGCATAATGATCGTATGCCCATATTTTTACTGTAAAATTCTTCATGATTCTCACCGTATTTGTTAATTGTGGCGAGAGTGTGTCTCGCCACAAAAATTTTATTGATTACGCACCTTCAACGCCGAAGATACCTCTAGGGTCAGATACACCAAATGAGTATCTTTCTCTAGCTTTGTATCTTACGTTTCCAGTATCGAAGTCACCTTCCATTGCAGTTGTCAATGGAGCTCTGTTGAACATTTTCATTCCATTTGGAATGTCAGTGATAATGTAAAATGCATCAGAGTCTGTTAGGTAATTGTTCACTCTATAACCTTGAGGAATCATACCCATAGATGCGATTGCATTGATGTCATTATCAGCCGTTCCAGTTCTACCTTGAGACTTCATCAATCTTTCAGCTGTGAATTGTAGCTCAGAAGGAATAATCATTTTTACTCCTCTAGCAGCAATTCTTAAACCTCTTTCATCAGTCATTGAAGCGATGTCGATCAATGATTGTTCTAATGAAGTTTCGTTTAAGTCAGCTTGAGTGCTTAGCGTGTTTTTAAAAGTGCCAGACACTGTAGGGTGTGATGTATTAAATAAAGATACACCGTCACCTGAATCAAAGTTATCCGTTGAAGGAAGACCTTGAATTAGTGGCTCAACAGCTTTTACTTGCTTAGCATTACTCATAGATCTAGCTAAAGCTTTTGTATATCTAGACGCAAGTCTATCATACAAGTTGTCCTCGATCGCTTCTTCAGTGATCGCGAACGCTAAAGCTACAGTCTCGTGAGTGTAACGAGCTGTGAAAGTTTCTTGTGCTTCATCAAATGATACACCTGAACCTTCACCTTTTACTTGTGCGTTTGCAAAACCAGATAACATAACTTCTTCTTCAAAAGCTCTGTCACTGTTTTCTGCA